AAAATATGAGGCGGCTTACATTGCTAAATCTTATTTACAACAATCAAACCAATTATTTGTTACGAGGGTGCTTGGTTTGTCAGGTTATGATGCGGGTCCTTCGTGGAGTTTAACCGTAAATGCAAATGTAGACCCGACAACTATTGGTTTGTCTACAGGTGTTGGAACGGCTTTCACAGTCAACTTTGAAGGCAACTCAACAGGAAATACATTCAGTTTCACAACTGGTTCATTACCTCCAGCTGTTAGTGCAGAGCTATTCCAACAATATAGAATGGCTGATGGTAGTACGTCTACTATTTTTGCTGATATATCATCACAAATTGGTACAATTTTAGATACACCATCTTTATCCTCAACCACTTCCGTTTTTTACGGTGCGATTCTTGAGTCAGATTATTGGGATGTTGTTGACCAATTTTCAGCGGTTACAAATCAATATGGTAGTGACTCTGTAAATTTGGGTCAAAACGATTTGACAGCGGCAAGTAATGACGCTTGGTATTACGCTAATTTCGGTAATTATTCTGCAGACAATTATTCAGGATATTCATGGTATTATACTGTATCAAGTTTATCAGGTAATAGTAGTTCAGCTTTTACTGGCACTATCACAGGTATGTCTTATAATTTCTCAGGAACTGCTTTCGGAGAATATAATGGAATGGTAGTTGCTACACTACGTTCTAGAGGTATTTCATTATTCGCGAATGATGCAAGTAGTGTTAATCACGGGCCTGTTTATGAGGTGACTGGTTTAACTGATGTTGAGCTTGTTTGTTCAAATCAGTATTCAGGAATTACAAATGACCCATTTAATGTTGCTGGTTTCTTGATTTCAGGTATCACAAAAGATAATGATACTTTCTCATTCGAAACTTCATTAGCGGCTTCTTCATCGAAGTTTATAACTAAAGTTTTGGGTGTTGATAATTTTGGTAAATCGAGAAATGAGGTTCCTTTGTTTGTGGAAGAAATATATCCAAGTAGTTTGGCATACGCATATAATCAAGGTTATATCCGTGGTCTAAATTGTAATTTGATTGCACTAGAGGGTGCTAGAAGTGAGGACCCTTCATCTATCGCTTATAAGGTTACTCAATACAAATCACCAGAAACTCCTTTCTTTGTTTCTGAGTTAAGAGGTAATAAAGTTTATAATTTATTCAAGTTAATTTCTATATCTGATGGTGATTCAGCTAACACTGAAATCAAAGTTTCAATCACGAATATTTCTTTCAACAATATGTCTTTTGATATACTTGTTAGAAATTTCTTTGATACAGATGCTAATCCAATTGTGATTGAGAAGTTTACTAACTGTAACTTAGACCCTGAGGATAATAATTTCATAGGTGTTAAAATCGGTACTTCAAATGGTGAGTATGCATTACTATCAAAATATATCATGGTTGAAATGGCAGATGAAGCTCCTATTGACGCATTACCTTGTGGATTCTATGGTTATAGACAAAGAGAATACGGTGATGTGACAGTCAATCCTTCTCCCTATATAAAATATAAAACTAAGTATGATTTTCCTGGTGAGGTTATTTTGAACCCTCCTTTCGGTACAAGTACTGGTGGAAGTAATACTGTAGAGTCTCCTGGCGATATCGTTAGAAGAACTTACCTTGGTTTCTCTACTCAGATTGGTATTGATGAGTCTTTCTTGTCTTACAAAGGGACTCAAAATCCTATCGATTGGGTGAACTCAGCATTACCTGTTGAGGGTGCTAGATGGAATATACTTTCTAAAGGTTTCCACATGGACTCAGGTGCTACGGTTGTTACAATTGCTAACAGCTTCTTAACAAGTGGTGAAACCGCTTTTGAGTGTGGTACCGCTGATTTCAGAAGCGACCCAGAAACACAAGAGAATCCATATTACTTCATCTTTTCGAGAAAGTTTACTACCTGTTTTGCAGGTGGGTTCGATGGCTGGGACATATACAGAGAGTTCAGAACAAATCAAGATAGATTCCAACTTGGTTCAAACGGTTATTTGGCGGGTGCTTCACCTTCTCCAAGATATCCAACAGCAACAGGACAAGGTTTATTCAAGAGAATTATTGTTCAAAATAATACACAAGATTTCGCAAACACTGACTACTACGCTTATTTGCTTGGTATCCTAACATTTGCAAATCCTGAGTCAACCAACATCAATGTGTTTGCAACTTCATCAATTGATTATGTAAACAACTCCAACTTAGTTGAAGCAGCAATTGACATGGTTCAATTCTCAAGAGCTGACTCTGTATATATTGCAACAACTCCTGACTACTTCATGTATACACCTGATGGAACAAACTCTTTGGATATAATTTATCCTCAAGAAGCTGTTGATAATTTGGACAATACAGGAATTGATTCTAACTATACCGCAACATACTATCCTTGGATTTTAACAAGAGATACGGTTAATAATACACAAATATATTTACCACCAACTGGTGAGGTTGTAAGAAATCTTGCACTTACAGATAATATTTCCTTCCCATGGTTCGCTTCGGCGGGTTACACAAGAGGTCTTGTTGATTCAATTAAAGCAAGAGTGAAGTTGACACAAGAAGATAGAGATACATTATATCAAGGAAGAATCAATCCAATAGCAACCTTCTCTGATGTAGGAACTGTAATCTTCGGTAATAAAACATTACAAATTGCAGACTCTGCATTGAACAGATTGAATGTAAGAAGATTGTTATTACAAGCGAGAAAATTAATTTCAGCAGTTGCTGTTAGATTATTGTTCGAGCAGAATGACCAAATTGTAAGACAACAATTTTTGGATAGTGTCAACCCAATTTTAGACGGTATAAGAAGAGATAGGGGTCTTTATGATTTCCGTGTAACAGTTTCTTCTTCTCCTGAAGATTTGGATAGAAATACACTTTCAGGTAAAGTTTACCTTAAACCTACGAAGGCACTTGAGTTTATAGAAATTGAATTCTTTATAACTCCAACGGGAGCATCCTTCGAAAATATCTAATATAAGAGGGGGGACTTAATCCCCCCTTTTTTTAATTCCCTATGAGAACAATTCTTTTAGAGGCTTTTATTGATGAGAAAACCCCAGAGTTAAAGTATTATGCTTTTGATTGGGATGACAATATTGTTCATATGCCAACTAAGATTTTAGTTAAAGATGACGAGGGTAAAGAGGTAGGTATGAGTACTGAGGACTTCGCTGAATACAGACATCAAATAGGAAAAAGAGATTTCGATTACAATGGTCATACAATTGTTGGTTACTCCGATGACCCATTCAGGTTTTTTAGACGTTATGGTGATAAACAATTTTTGATTGATGCGATGTCCGCAAAGCCAGGACCAGCTTGGAAAGATTTTATGGAGTCTATAAATAATGGCTCAATTTTTGCAATTATAACGGCTCGTGGTCATAATCCTAATATACTCAAAGAAGCGGTTTATAACTATATTATAAACAATTATGAAGGTATAAATAAAGAAGAAGTATTAAAGAATCTGAAAAAGTATAGAAGTTTCACAGACGAGGAAAATCTAACTGATGAAGAATTAATAAGGTCTTATTTGGAATTGAACAAATATCATCCAGTGTCTTTTGGAAACGAAGATAGTGCTGCAAGTCCTGAACAATTAAAGGTGATAGCGATGGATGATTTTGTTAGTTATATAAAGAGTATGGCTGCTATTCTTAATAAAAAGGCATACCTAAAAAAAGATTTAGGAAATAAGTTTATACCTAGCAAGCCAGCTATAGGTTTTTCAGATGACGACCCTAAAAATGTAGAATTGATGAAAAAACATTTTGAAAATAAATTAGATGATATTAAAACATTTTCTACAGCTGGTGGAACAAAAAAAGAAGTGAAATAACGATATCATTTTTAAAAATTAAAGTAAAGAGAAATATTTTCAATAACCCTATATTTATAGGTAATAAACAAAGAAAAAAATCTAATATATTATGGCTGATTTATTAATGAAAATGCCAATACCTTACGAGCCGAAACGTCAGAATCGATTTATTCTAAGATTTCCATCGAGCTTGGGTATTAATGAGTGGTTTGTAGAGTCAACTTCAAGACCGCACATCTCCATTACTGCAACTGAAATCCCTTTCTTGAATACATCTACGTATGTTGCAGGAAGATTTACTTGGCAAACTTTGAACGTAACATTCAGAGACCCAATTGGACCATCTGCATCACAAGCTCTTATGGAGTGGGTTCGTTTACATGCTGAATCAGTGACAGGTCGTATGGGTTATGCAGCGGGTTATAAAAAAGATATTGACCTCGAGATGTTGGACCCAACGGGAGTTGTTGTAGAAAAGTGGATTTTGTACGGAACGTTCTTGACTGATGTTAACTTTAACAATTTAGGATACAACCAAGACCAACTTGCAACAATCACAGCGACACTCAGAATGGACAGATGTGTTCTTGTCTATTAATAGTATTTATAAAAAAAAACAATTGATTATATTTAACCGTATAGGACTAAACTATACGGTTAATTTTTTTTATGCAAGACCAATCAAGAGAATACGGACAAAGAGAAATTACACTTCCACACGACGTGGTACCCTTACCTTCAGGTGGATTGTTTTATAAGAATAAAAAGAAATCACTCAAAGTAGGATATTTGACCGCTCAAGATGAAAACATATTGATGGCGGGAGGCAACGACCTTACTATATCACTACTCAGAAATAAAATCTACGAACCAGACTTAAGAATCGAAGATTTACTACAAGGTGATGTAGAAGCCATTTTGGTATTTTTGAGAAACACAGGGTTCGGACCTGAAATGTCATTATCCCTCAAAGACCCAAAAAATGGAAATCCCTTCAACACAACCGTTATGTTAGACCAACTTTCAACAATCGATGGTCAAAAACCAAACGAAGACGGAACATTTACGATACAACTTCCTAAAACAAACTCAACAGTAAAATTGAAACCCCTCACTTATGGTGAGATATTGGATATTGAAAAACAAGCAGAAACATACCCACAAGGAAGAGTCGCCCCGAAAATTACATGGACGTTGAATAAACAAATTGTTGAGGTCAACGGAACTACCGACAAAGGGGAAATTGCAAAGTTCATAGAATCTTTACCGATTATGGATTCTAAACATATCAGAAAGTTCTTGAATGAAAATGAACCGAGATTGGACATGGTCCGAGTTGTAATAGCCCCATCAGGAGAAAAACTAGCTGTCAATGTTGGTTTTGGGGTTGAATTTTTTCGCCCTTTCTTCTGAGTATAGGAAAGGACAAATCAACGAATACTATTATCTTACAACACTGATGAATGTCAGTTACACAGATTTTGAAAAAATGCCAATTTTTATTCGAAAGTACATGTTGGATAAGTGGATTGAAGAACATAAGAAGGACTGAGAAAAATCAGTCCTTTTGTATTTATATATTAAATAACCTTCTATGTTTCAAATGAGTGGTGAAGACCCAAATGTAAAATCTCTTAAGAGTATCACAGACGAGCTGACTGATTTAGGCAAAAACTTTGGTGCTAGATTGGGAGACACGATGACAAACCTCATCGTTAAAGGTTATGAAATCAATAAGATTTTCGGACAGACTGGGGAAAGGTTAGTTGAGATTCAACAAGCGGCCGCAGACGCAATACCATCCATAACAAGACTTGGTGGTAATATTGATACCGTCGGTCAAACCATGTCCGAAGTTGCAAAGGAATCCCTCAGAAACACAATTGCGACCACAGACCAAATGGAGAAACTCTATGCTACCTTTAGGGTAACGGGAGTAGGTGTGGGAACATTGACCAAGAATTTTTTAGAAGCCGGATACGGATTGAACAAGGTTGGGGATGAGATGGAGAGCGTAGTCAACTATGTTAGAAGTATCGGGGGAAATGTTGAACAAGTTACAAAATCTGTTGTGAGCAATCTCGACCATGTTAACAGATTTTCATTCGAAAAAGGTGTAGTTGGTTTTACCAAAATGGCGGCACAAGCTTCCATTTTGAGATTCGATATGCAAAACACTTTGGATTTTGCAGATAGGGTTATGAACCCCGAAGGTGCAATCGCCATGGCATCCGCATTTCAAAGACTCGGTGTTGCTGCAGGAAGTATAGGAGACCCATTCTCCATGTTGAACCAATCCATAACAGACCCATCAGGTCTTCAAGATAGTTTGATTAACATTGGTAAACAATTTGTTGAGTTCAACAAAGAAGCAGGTAAGTTCCAAATTAGTAGAGAGGGTGTCTTAAGATTACGAGAAGTAGAACAAGAGGCTGGATTGATGAGAGGAAGTTTATCTAAAGCAGGGATTGCTGCTGCAGAACTCGATGCAAGATTATCCCAAATAAGTCCTTCAATAAAGTTCAAAAATGAAGAAGATAAGATGTTGCTTGCTAACATCGGAAGAATGGGTGATGGTGGTCAATACGAGGTGCAGATTGAACCAGGTGGAGAATATGTGAAATTTAATCAATTGGGTCAAAAACAAATAGATGAGCTTATAAAAAAACAAGCCGACGCTCCAAAAACTATGGAGGAAATCGCGAGAGCTCAGATGAGATTCGACGAAACAATCTCCGCAGATGTAAAAGTAATTAAAAATACACTTCTTTATGGTGCCGCAAGTCAAACAGGTGTTTTAAGGGAAACGCAAAGGGTGGGTAATGTTGCTAGAAATATGGGTGGAGAAATCTCTGGTATGGCTAGCACACAGGGCACCAGAAGAATGTTTGAAAAAGCGGGAGATGTTCTCTTACAACTCGGGAAAGATATTTTACAAGGTAAAGGTATGACAAACGCCGATAAGTATGCCAAGGCTTACGAAGGACTCGGCACGGAAGTAAAAGACTTTTTGAAGGAAGCATTCGGAAAGGCGGTAGAAGCGGGGAAAAAAGAACTCAAGGCTGACGAACTTACCTTTATCAAAGACTTCTTGAAAAAACAAGGATTTGACTACAACGATTCTTTAAAAACAATCAACGATAAATTAGAGCAAAACAAAACCCAAACCCAAAC